CTTACACCAGCTGTAGGAACTCTTCTTTTGTCCCACAGCTTATTGAGCATAATGAGAAAGAACCCATAATAGGGCTCAGCAAGCATTAAAGTTTTTGAAGTCCTTGCTAAACTTTCATTTTTAGTTGTTACATTCATATTATAGTATTATATTTGTACTATGGTTATAAAACAAAACAAAGGATATAAATTACCCTTATCTAAATTAGAAATAATTGATAAATATACTCATGGTGATTCATGCTATACATTAGCAAAACAATGTAATTGTACACCACAAACTATTTATTCAATCATTAAAAAATCTGGAACACCACTTAGAACATTAGCTGAAGCTGCTACAAAATACACACATGATAAAGATTTCTTTAATGAAATAAATACTGAAGAAAAAGCTTATTATCTTGGTCTACTGTATGCAGATGGTAATGTAACTAATAAAGTTATATCCATATCATTACAAGAAAAGGATAAAAATATTTTAGAAAAGTTTAAAAATTATCTTAATTATACTGGTCCATTATTAGTTATTAATAAACCAGGAAATAGACAAAATCAAACTAAACTATCAATAACTTCATCTAAACTTGTAAAAGACTTACTTAAACATGGTCTTTATCCAAACAAAGGAACAACTTTAAGTTTTCCATGCACTGTTCCAGAACATTTACAACATCACTTTATCAGAGGTTACTTTGATGGTGATGGTTGTATTTATGCAAATAATACATCTAAAGATTATTTGTTTAGCATGTTAGGACCAAAAGACTTTTTAATTAAAGTACAAGATATACTAATAAATAGTCTTGCTGTTAATAGAACTAAACTATATAATCCTAAAAACTGCAAGACTACTCAATTACATGTTTTAACTTATCAAGGCAAACAAAACATAAACAAAATTTTTAGTTTGCTTTACTTAGATGCTACTATTTTTTTAGATAGAAAATACAATAAGTTTCAACATTAAGTCTTTACTAGTTTTACTTAAACTTTGAACTTTATCCATTACTCTTTTAGTTCTATGTTAATATTAAACTTATCTGCCGGATACCCTAGTTGTTCTAGGAACCCAACCATATCAACAACAAAATTCTCTAGAAATAACTCTATAGAATCTTTACTAGCATTATCTGATGTCATTATAGACAAACATTTACCACTAGTTAAATTATCAAAACTTACAGTAAGCTTTGATAGTATTTTATGTGCTTTAGGAGCTTCTTTCTCCCAAGTACTAGCACTAAGTTTAGCATACTTGTACAATACAAGCAACTCACCTTTATAGTTTTTAAGGTCAGCATTCTCCAATGCTTGAAATGCTATAGTGTGATTCTCAGAATCACCAGACTTTAGCATGTTTAATAAATTCTTTGTTTCTTCTTTGTCAAATTTAATTTTACTCATCAGTCTTCAATTTTTAAATTCATATTAGATTTAACAATATCAACTTTATGCATGATGCATATCCACCAAGTAGATGCAATTGCTCCTGTTGATAATATTTTAAAAGTTACTATTGTACCAGCTTCACTTCTTTTAGGTTTGCTTAATATTTCTAAATTATTTCCTGGTAAAATACCTAAAGATGTATCTCCTAACTCATAACTATTATGAGGAAATGCAAAAAGAACATCCGGATTAGTAACACCTAATTGAACACTGGAATTCCATTTTGTGTGTTTTTTGTTTACTTTAACTATTGTACCTGGCACACATTGTTCTTTTTTTATCATTAATCTTCTATTTTTAGAGTTTTTATAGCCCAAGATTCAGGTTTTCCTGAAGCTATCATCGTAATCCATTCTTTTGCAGTAGGAATATATCCATTGCAATCCTCTTTGACATGTTGTTCTCCAACATATCTTGTATATACAGTAATTCCATCTGAGTTGACAAAAGATTTACCAAAAATCTTTTCTAGTTCAAATATACCTTCACTATGGTGCCGGAACATTCTGTGTTTACTATGTCCAATCCAAGCCTTAGTTTCATCTAGCCACTCATGAATAGCCTGATAATCAGACACTTGACCTTTCCATTTTCTTACAGATGATTTGCTGTGCTCTAAAGGATGCGCCATTATAGGTTATTTATATAATCAGTAATTTCAAACTTCATTTGTTCTTTTCCTTCCAAATAAGCATCATCATATAGTTCAGCTACTCTTTGGATTATCTCATCTTTTAATTCATCTGTCAATGTCTGAGTCTCAACCTCATCAATTAACCATCTTTCAAAATCTTCCATTATTCTTCTGTTTTACTTAATAAATCTCCATCATGAAAATAATCTTCAGTCTCAGTAATTCTTATGTGATTATTTATAACATATTTTCCTGAAGGAACACATATACCTACATCACCCCAACCACCTTCATTATTCCACCAGTCTTCTATATCATCAAGAAGTTTGCTTTGAACAAAATCTTCAACTAAGCTATAAAGTCCCACATCTAGATTAGTTAAAGTATATTCATTGTCCCAATCATTTACTCTATCAATTACATCTTCTGGAGTTTCACAAGGTTCTTTTGTATAACCTATCCATTCTATGGCACCGGAATCTCCAGCACCATCATATTTTACTTTAATACCAGTAATACCTATATCAGCCAACTTAAGAAGAAGACCTGTTAATTCATTTTCTGTCATAACTATTTGATTTTATAAAACCTACCTAATATATTTCCGTTTAGGAATTCTTTTTTCTCAAGCACCTCATATAAAAACTGGTGCTTTGTTTCTTGATAAGTTAGCTCCATCTGTGTAGTACATATCATAAGAATTTCTCTTTTGATAGTTACTCCAGCTTTGTGAGCATCTTTAAGAACTTTGTTACTACTATAGTAGTTCATAAAGTCAGGTCTTAGTTCCCGGCTGTATTTTTTGAGCCTTTTATCAGTACTCATAGCCAAAGCTTTTTTACCTAATGGTCTCTTTACGTTAGCAAAGAAGTTCTTCTTACCAATGTATGCAACAGACTTACCATCAATAATAGCAGTCATAATGTAAATGAACCCTACATGTCCATCAGGAATGTGTGATACATTAAACTCTTGATTTTTGTATATCCAACTCATTCTTTAATGTTTGTACTTGTAAATGTAAGTCCATCAACTCAATGTTCAAAATAGCATTTTCTTTTTTCCACAGTTCTGCATTTTCTTCAAGAAGCATGTTTTGTTCTTCAAGTGTAGATATTTCTTCTTTATAAGTATCTATCATTTCATTAAAAGTCTTTAGATCTTCTTCAACTTCTCCTTTTAAATCAAATAAATAACTATTTGCATAATCAAGATGTTTTTCAAGGTCATTTATTGTTCTTTCTAAACTCATAATACTTGTTTTAATAATGGAAATAACACTTCTCTAACTTTATCTATACCATGCATCTTAACTGAGTCTGATAGATCTTTCTCCATAGGAAGAATAATATGCTTGATTCCATACTTTATATTGTATCTCTCAGCAGCCTTAATTCCCGGATCATCATTATCAAACAGCACAATTATAGATTTATACAGTTTACTAAGTTCTCCCATAGCTTTTTCTCCAATCATAGTATTCTCACTGTCCGGAGCAATAACCTCAATATTACTAATACCAAGTTTATGAAAAGCCATTAAGTCCTTAAGTGAAGATGTAATCAGAAGATATTTGCTGTCATGCTTTAACTGGTCTGTGCCCTGAATATAATTTTCAACCTTTATAAACTTCTTATCAGTGTTCTTAGGCATATAGATTTTATACAGACTACCATCATTTCTAAAATAACCATACATATATGGTCTTTTAAAACTAAATGAAGTTACTCTACCATCTAATTCCTCTTTTTCCATTGTAAAAAACTCTAAAGGCACCACATTATATCTATTAAGGAGCCCGGAACCAATCTTATACTTCATCCAGTACTCTTGATCCAATGAATTCCAATGCCTCATTTCATAATCAACTACCTTGAACTTATCATGGATCTTAAACTCAGTCTTTTGTACTACAACATTGTTCTTAAGATAAGAACTATAGTCATTCATAATCTTAGCAGCAGCATGTTCTCTTCCTTGTAAGTTAAACAAGTACATTACCAAAGCTATTGTATCTCCTTGATTACCAGATGAAAAGTCCTTGAACTTATAACAGTTTGATGTAGTGTCAAAATACACAAACATTGATGGTACTTTATCTTTAGGATTAAATGCAGAAAGCATTTTTATATCTTGACCTGTAAGTTTTTCCTTCAGATTTAAATAATACTCAAATACCCATTCTTTTGGTACCTGTTTTAATTCAGATATTATGTTCTTAGTTGAAATCATAGCACTTAATTAAAATAAAAAGGGAGCCAAAAGTAATATCTGACTCCCTTTGACTAGTTTAATTAGTCTAAGCTGAAATCAGTTGAAGTCTTAAATGGAACTGATAAATCATCATCATCTCCAAAGTTTTTAACCTCTTTTACTTCTGTCTTTTTTAAGTGAGTAGCTTCATCATATACCATGATCTTACCTGCTTCTGCATCTCCAAATGCATATCTTCCTCTATCACCTTTTGGTAAATACAAATCATAGTTTGTATAACCTGTTTTACCAACATATTCTTTACCGGCAATACAGAAATCCATATAGATATTCTTAAATGGAGCAGTTTTGTTAAATGCAGCTACAAAATCTTCAATAGTCTCATGCATGTTATCTTGCTCATCAAACCATTTAGATAAACCTAAATTAGTACATAGAGTTTTCAAGAAGATCATTAAGGACTTGTCTCTTTCAATCTTGATACCGCTTTTAGTTTCACCATCTGCATATGCATACTGGCTAGCTTTTACTTTACCAATTTGACCAGCATACTTACCTTTGCTCTCATCATCTTTATCTACCATAAAACCTTCAAAACCTTCAATAGGTTCAGTTTCTACATGCAATAATAAATGCATTGCTCCTGGAATAAAAGAAAAGTTTTCCAACTCAAGGCTGTTAATTTTCAATTTATGATTTCCTGGAGAAATTGTTTTAGGAAGTCCACTACCTGCTGTGTTCAAATCTTTTGTGCTTAATGCCATTTTGTTTATTTTTAATTGTTTATATAAATACTTTATCCCATGAGGTATTTAATTCCCCATCTATCATTTCTGTAATTACTATCTCTTGATTTCTTAAATGCTCAGGTCTTGCACCGCAAGTTACCTCTTCATTTGTTTTAAAGCTAAGAATAGTCTTATTACCTTTCCTATACATGTAGCCAATTGCATCTGCATTAGCACATATTAGAGACTTGATTTTACCTGTTAAGTCAATATTTGCTGACATTACCATTTCACCTTTATCATCCACCACTTTGTCTTTAATATGACCTGAGAGAATAATTGTGGGTGCTAATGTATCAATAAAATCTAAAACTTGAAAGAATGCTTGACGGATATATAAATATCCAGCACCATTTGGTAGTGTTGATACATTGTCTCCATCAAAGTTTTTACCCATTGGAGTTGCTCTATAAAGCTTAATTGCCAATGGCATAATCATTTCTTCTAATGCAGTTACAGTATCAATAGTAACAAACTTATAAGGATTGCCGGCAGCTTTAATTGCTTTACCAGTATCTAACAATTCTTGTAAGTTACTAACTTTTACTTTTAAAGCATCAACATACTCTGCACCATTCTCAAGATCAAGAATTAAATTATTATCTAAGCCTGCATAAGCAGTAGTTTTACCAGTCTTTGGCTTAGAATAAATTACAATTCTCTTGGGATTCTGTCTCTCTGCTTTTACTTTACTTGTTGGAAGTACTATACTCATATTACTTTAGTTTTTGTGCTAGTTTTTCAAAATCATTAGCTATTCTTAACAGAATATCAGAAGCTGATTCTTCTGAAGATACCACTTCTTCTTTAACAGCATATTCTTCCTCAAAATCCGGAAACAAAGACTTTTGCAATCTTGGTAATTCTTCTTCTATTAGCTCTTTTACAGGAGCTTCTGTTTTTCTTTTCTCATACAAAGCATAAGTAATCTCTGTACCATCCTTTAGAACTGCAGCTAGTTCAGAAACCGGAACAGTATAAAGAATAAAGGGTTCTCCTTTAAAGTTTGTACCAGCTTTTGTTTCATATTCTTCTGCATAGAATGGATTATACTTATACTTAAATAGCTGTCTATCTTCAAAGAAAGGAACAATATCTGTGATATTACCTTTCTCATCATTGACATTATCATAGAACTCCATGTAAATGTCTTCACCTTTTCCTATCTCAGACTCAAATAATTGAACCTGTCTACCAAACTTACCTTTTTGGAAAAAGGCAGTCTTGATAATAAAGAAAGGATCTGCATTACCTAGAACTCTAAAAGTATCCATGTGTTTAACAAAAAATTCTTTTTCTTTTTCTTTTCTAATGTTCATTCCTTTGTTTTTTAAATTGACATTTTCTTAGTTGCTTGCCCAGGTGTGTCTATTTCAACAATCCTCATAGTTGTTCTATCAAGTTTAAAGAAACTTATCCTTGTGGTACCATTTCTAGATTTTAAGAAGTGAAAGACTAATATGTCTTCATCATTAATAATAAATCTCTCTGGTCCATACTGTCTGATCTTTCTTATAGAAGGTTTGTTAATACCCATAACTACATCAGCATGTTGCAATAAAGCATCTGAGCCATATATATCAGAATCTAATACGTAATTTCCATACTCACCATCTCTTTGTCTTTCAGGAGCATCTATGTTTCTGTTGAGCTGACTTAACACAACAAATGCTACAGGATATTTCTTTTTCATCATGGTGAGAGCTTCACCCAAGCTTCCTAGCATTTCAAATTTGTCTTTTTGGCCTTTCCCAACTCTAAATAATGCTGAGTGATCTATAGTAATTAGCATGTTAGTAAATGTTCCATCCTCTTTCTTATACCTTTCCATTTCATAATGGATGGTAGCACACATCTCATCAACTGTACATGCATCATAAACTACATTAATAAAATCATTATCCCCAGACTTTTCATAGTACTCCACACACTTTTCATAGACTCTTTTGTCTACAAGATTTCCACCCTTGCTCATTAATGTATTGTAATCAGAACCTGTATTCAGACTTAACTTTCTTATTCCATTGGTTTCATCAACCATTTCCATCTGGAACTTTAAAACTCTAAATTCTTGGTCAGTATTGTGTACAATGATATCACTAATCAACTGTTCCATAAATAAAGTTTTACCAGTCCCCGGTCTAGCACCAACTACGGTGATAGTTCTCCACTCTAATCCATCACAAAAAGCATCATTAAATTTGGGCCATGCACTAACTAGAGATTTCAGATCACCTTGTCTTCTTGCTTTTATCTTCAGAATTGCTTTTCTTAGAGCGTCTCTTTCACTTACAGGCAATAAGGGCCTGGCACCATTAAATAATTCAGCCATTGTATTAAGGATTTAAGATTACTTGTTGTTTTGCCTGGTTATATAACTCATGCATTAATGTTATAGTAAGTTCAATAAGAAAGAACTTCCAAAATGGCATTGCTATAATAAATAAATCAGTTATAAAATACCCAATGATTGTTCCTACTATTGCTACTATAAATAACATTCCTTTTCTCATACTACTCTTTCTTTAAAATAAGAATCTCCTCCCTCATCAGGATTTGTGTTAATTAACTCACAATATGTAGCTAAGTCAGACTCAAAGGACTTATCAATGTTTTGTCTTCTGATGAAATACTGAGAGTTTCTCATGTAGTCATAGTTTCTAACACTGTACTCATCTACATATTTTTCTGTTGCTTTTATAATCATATCCCAGTTGTAATCATAATTCTCAAAGAACCATCTGAATCCAGCCTCAAGATTTTTGGCATTTACTCTTGCATATTTACCGGAGCCAAGCTTCCTATTAGGAAATATCTCTACATACTCCTGTATCTTTTGCAAGAACTCTGCACCCATTAAATCTGTTGAAGTTTTCTTCTTAGTTCTTTTGAAGAACCCGTTAATTTCTTCCATAAAGATAATACTTTTAGAAGTAAGATGCAAGTTTTCATCAAGCCACTGATCCTTTTGCAGTCTTTTGCATTCTAATTCTTTATTGACAAAGTTATTGGGTACTATCTTTTCTTTTATACAATGTAAAACATAGTATGTATTAGGAGTTAAGTTCTCCTTAATCAGTCTAATAAATATCTCTGTCATTACCAAGTAATTTTTGTGTTAAACTGTCTTTCTACAACTTCATTAACTTTTACAAATACATTATCTGAATCCCATCTTGCTTGATTAGCATATGCTGCACTGGCCGGATGAGTAACAAAGAACTTATAATTGTTATCATTAACAGCTTCTGACCATTCCTTAGCTTGTTTACCCATATAAACATAAACAATCCCGGACTCATTCCATGTTAAGTAATCAAACAGATATGCCATAAAAGGTTTCCATAAAGCATAATGCTGACCAATCTTACCAACTGTAGTTGTCAGAGCAGTATTAAGTAAAAGAATACCTTGATTTGACCATCTGGTTAAATCTACATCTAAACTTCCGGGATGACCCTTATAAACAGTTCTATTTATCTCATCCAACATATAGCTTAAACTAGGTTGTAATTCCATTGTATTACCACAACTAAATGCAACACCATCTGCTACTCCAATCTGAGGATATGGATCTTGTCCTACTATAACTACCTTAAGTTCATTAACAGGACATTCTTCAAAAGCTCTAAACATTTGCTTTAGTGTAGGAGTAAATCTCTTACCGTCCATGGATAATCTTGCTAGCTGTGTAATGATATTATCAAAGTCACTACTATAGATAAAGCTTCTAAGTTTAACTGCCCATCCTGAAGGCTCTAATCTAGCATACAATTTTTCTTTAATCTCTTCTAGATCTAGTTTTTGTTTCATGATTTATATATATTTTTGTTAAAAACTAACACAATGCCAATAAAAGTAAAAGAACTAAAAGATGATGCCATAATTGACATCAAGGTTAATAAGAACTTTTATCTTATGACTAAATCTGTTTTACTTCACTTAGTAAACAACATAACAGCTGAAGACAAAGATGCATATATCAAAGAAATTCTTAGTAAAGAATACAAAGATATGGATGAAGCTCAAAGATCTTTTTACACTGTATCTTTATTATTAGCTGAAATAGAAAAAGTAGCTAAAGAAAAAGAACTGTTTCAGGAAAAAGAGATTCTTGAACCTGGTGATGAAGGTTATGTAGCTCCTAAGCTAGATTGATATTATAATTATCTCTACCTATTTGTACACAAGCTTCAATAGCTAGTGCAATTTCATCTTTACTACAGTCAGCAAATGATTTGCATACTACTGCATCTCCGGCATCATAACACAGGCCAGACTGTTCTTTAATAATCATTTTCATTTCATCAAAACTGTATCCAGATTCTTTTGCGAGTTCCCGGATACATGCATGCACTTTTGCTAATTGTGCTACACTATGGTCTGTATCTGCTAGACCAATATACATTTCTACTTTTTGTCCTTCCGGAATCTTATCCATAAAGATTTGGTAAGCCAACCTAGATTTCTCATCCTGAAAAGTTAGCTTACCATCTTTTTTAACTAGCTTACCACTAAACATGACCACAAATTATATTATTTAATACTTCAAGAAACTCAGCATAGTGTAATTTACTATGTATTCTAATTGCAGGAATATCCCAGCATCTTAGATACCAATCATCATCTTTTACCTCAGCACTGTCTACACTATGTAGAACAACATTCTCACAAAGCTCTTTTTGGTAATAGTAATAATCATAACCATTCTGGCTTTCTTCATCTAAAACTGATATTTTCTCAAAACCCAGTTCAACTAATTCTTCTTCTGTCATCATCTATATTTTACAAAATCTTTAAAATCTATTACAGTATCTGAATACTCCTTTCTTGCTTTTTCATATCCTTGAGATGACATTATAGCTCCAAATTTCTTGTGTCTATCTTTCATGTAAAACTTAACAATTTGTGATACCATGTACAGATTCTCTTTATCCGGAGACTCTATCATAGCTACTATATTGTTATATTCTTCATCAGAGATTAGACCTAAAAACTTACAAAGTTTAAGTTCAACTATAAACATATAAGGTTTATACATACCTGCATAGTTACCTGTAGAGTAGAGATGAAACATGTAGCTTACTGTAGTTTCTGGATAACTTTTAGTTAATTCATAGTGATCATTACAGATAGATATACAGAGTTTAGACAATGCTTTTTCTTCTCTTGTCTGTTTCATACTTTAACTTTCATCACCTGGTTTAAACGGAGCAATCTTATGTTTTACAAATTCCATTGGTTCATCACATTCCGGAAGCAATTCAGCTATCTTATAACTATTAATAATATCAAGAACAGCTGCTTTTACATCAGCTTCATCTTCCCAATCTGTCAAGAAGGTTATTGTTACTTTTCTCATGGCTTAATCATCTAGATTGTTATGGTCATCTTCTCTATTAAGAGTAAAAATTATTAGACCTGCTGTTGCAAATATCATCAGGACCACAATTGCTATTGTATTCATATTTTTCTTTATTAAATTTATAATCTTGCAAATTGAAATAATGCCTTTACTTTACCCATTTCACCTATAAGCCATTCTGGAGTAAATAATGCTTCTTGTCCTTTATAACAAATAACTGTTTGACTATCTATATGCATTTCTATATCTGCATACCAATTATTTGTATATAACAGTTTAAATTCAAGTATTATCTCTCCCTTAAAGTTAGCACTTCTATAGATATGATGATTATGATTTGACCTAAAAAATCCTGCTTTGATAAGCTTCTTACCAATTAATTCTGTATCTCTAAGTGTCATAACTAAAAAATATAACGGATTGTGTTCCAAGGTATTATCTCATCATGCAACTCAACAAACTGTTTAATATAATCTGCTTTCCTATTATGCTCATACCTAATGTTTTTTCCACCATACTGTGATACTTTTCCTTCCTGTATTTTAGGTACCCATAACAGATGCTCACCTGTGAGGCTCTGTGCTAAATTATATTTATGTTTTTCCTCATTATGAGTTAAAAAGATTACTTCAGCTTTGACTCTATCATCATTCCATCCTTGTCTTTGAGCCAATGAAGCAATACCTTCAAACATTGCCTTGTACATATCAAGCCAGTTATCATGTACAATAACAGGGCTAAAGTTTAAATGTACTTCATAACCTGCGTCAAGAAACTCTTGTACTGCTAATATTCTTTCGCTAATTAAAGTTGTCTGAGGTTCTAATTTCTCCCTATATATTGGAGGCATTATACTAAATCTTATTCTAATCTTACCTTCTGGATTAAATTTAAGAAAGTCCTTATTTACATACTTAGTAGCAAATGAACCCATAGCAAGTGGATGATCTCTAAAGAACTCAAATATTCTTTCCCATTCATGATACTTAGCATGTAGAGCAAAGTCTTCATTGCATGAGATATCATAAGTAATAAAGTCTCCAGTCTGATTTGGCTTCTCAACATCAGCAAACCACACATGTGAATTAATCTCTGTTAGGATATCCATAGTATTAGTAGCTACAGAAAGTCCTTCCGGTTTGTGTCTTTTCATGTAGCAGTAACTACAATTATAAAGACAACCATGTCCAAAACTTGGTGAAATAAAGTCAGTACTCCGTCCGGAAGGTCTAATTATCATAGACTTTCTAATAACTTTTTCTACTAAAGACATTTTATTCCATTGTTAGGTTATTATCAGATACAATCTCCCGGATTTTATCTCTTAATGATTCATAAGCTTTATACACATCAGCAGGAAGATTCTCATCATACTTAATATTATTTCTAAGCTCTTGGTCAATAAGACTTACACAGTATTTCCACTTCCAACCATCTAATGCTACTCTAGCATCTTCTGATGCATCTTCATCCGAAAATTTAATAATTACTTCCATATTACTTGTTTTTTCTTTGGTCTAAATAATCAATAATAAATCCTGTGGCAACAATTATATTCATGCCACAGGATACAATAATTTCTACAACATCTTCATATACAGTAGTCATCAAATGAATATGACCTACTGTCCAGAATGGAATAGCTAAGTTCTGACTAATCCAAACTGTAAGATACTTTATAAAATGTACTAATGAATGTTTTCTAGACATTTTTCCACCCATTTAGTATTCCACCAACAGAAAGATTCACCTAAATACATCTTTACAGTTTTATTAGAATATAACAAAAGTACATCTTGGTTAGCAAATGATAATGACTTATCTTCTTTAGTTTCTATGACAGATAATATTATTTTAAAAAAATCTGTTATATCTTTTTTAGATAAGAATATTACACTTTTATAAGATGTAATTTGTTGGTATTGACAGTCTTTAAAGACTATAGAATACATGATTGAAGAATCAGGATATACATTTTTATACAGAGTATGAAAACCCATTGGATGATCATATAATTCTTCTGCTTTAGGGCCATCATTTACTGTAATTTGACCATTTACTGTACTAACTGACAGTATAAATAATAATACTAACTTTTTCATATTTAATACATTCTTTCTTTTCTTTTAATAATTCTGTTTATTATTTTAAACATACTTTCAAATATACTATGATTGAAAAAAGACATAACAATCAATAATAACCAATTCCAAAATCCAGGAAAGTATAATGATAAATACATAACAATCCCTGTGCTACCAATTACAGCAAAACCATGCATTACAACCATGTAATACAATATCCAAGTTCTAGTCCCCCTCTTCATTGTTCACCCCCTTCTTTTTCTTTTCTGGTTTGGTTGTAGAAGTCTCTGAACATTTGTTCAGTTTCTGCCACCTTTGCAGCCTCTCCTGGATTTTCTGATTCAAGGTGTTGTAATCTAATTTTTTGCTGTTCTCTTTCATATTCTTCCCAACTGTAAATTTCCATTTCATTCATTCTAACAAGATCTTCTATTGTCATGCCTGGAGGTATCCCTCCATTTGCTTCCATAATGTCAATGCATAACTGTTTCATTCTTCCCATAATCTTAAGCCTTTAATTACTAAATCTTTAACTGCCATATCAATTCTTGAAATGTCCTTAAATGCCATATAATGCCTTAACTTTTTTGTCACATCTTTTTCTAGATACAGATTGATAACAGTCTGTTTCTTAGAGCTTTTAGCTGAGTGATGGTTAGGAAAATCATATGGAAATAATTCTATGAAGTCTTTAACATTGTTAATGAAAAGACTGTCATTGTTTTCAAGTAACTGATATGGATGAAATTTGGCAGAAGTAACTGTTTCTCTCTTCATATTTAAGATTTTGCCAATAACTTCTTCTGTTTTACCAAATTCATAATACAAAAGTGCAATGAGATAGTTTCTTCTGTCTAAGCTTCTTCTATTCTTTGCTTCCTTAAGAAGATCTTTAACCTTTTCACATTGCTCTAGTACATCTTCATAAGTGTATTCCATAGCTAAATAAAAAACGGAAATAATAATCCTTTAATCTCTGATACAATTGGTCCTATAAGTAAAGTACTAAAGAATCCATGAGTCTGAGCCCACTGATACCAGAAATACAACATAAACACGTGACCTACAATGACATATGTATATATCAATACAGCCACAATACCTAATTGTGTCTTCATAAATAAATTTTTAAAGTTTAAACTAAATCTAAATCTGCTGTTTGAGGTTCAGATACTTTTTCTGATTCTTTAGCTGCTTGAGCTAAATGTTCTAGTGCAATGAATCTTTCAGCACCATAATACTCATAAGGAAATGATTGTTCAGACAACTGAACTTCTTTTAGTCTGTAGCCATATCTGTTTTGTTGTAAACTCATTCTGGCTACTTCCACTACTGTATAGATTACACCCTCTTCTAACCATTCATATGGTGAGATTCTTTTGGGTTTGTTACCGGCATTAATGCATATCACTTGCATATTCTTCTATTTCTGATTTAATGTCTAAGTTATCAAAAGTATTCTTTAATTCAAACATATCCATAAAATCACCGGTTTTTACAGTGCACTTTCCTCTATTGTGTGCTAAGATAGCACATTGCTCAGCTTGAATAGGCTCATGTTTACAGAACCTAATCAAGCTAGCCATGATATACTCATATGAATTTACATCATCATTGTAAATTACAATCTTATGTGTTTTATGCTCTTCCATACCATTAAGATACTAAATTATAAATTCACATTAAAATTTTTCCATACAATTTTAGTCTGGTCAAATCCATCTAATGCTTCTTTTACCCATTTCTCATCCACTGTGTCCATATAACATAGAATATGTACTATAGCTTTGTCATCTGGATTTAACCGGAGCAACCTACCAATCCTCTGAGCAGCCTTTCTTTCATTACCATATCCATGCATAATAATACCTTGTTTTAGATTAGGTATATTAACACCCTCATTCAACTGCATTACAGTAGAAAGTTTGGTAATTTCTCCAGACTTAAACTTTATTAAGTTCTCTTCAGATTTAGGATTGTTGCTATGATAACTATCCAGACACAATTTATCAGCTTGTGCTTGTGTATTAGCAAATAAAATACACTTACTGTCTATGTCATCTAGTAACAACTTAGCATACTTTTCTTTTGTTGGATACTCCATCATAGCTTTCATCCTCATTACCCGGACCATGTGCATGTTCATACCTCCTCCACCAACATCAATTCTTCTAGACCAATAAATATAATTAGATTCTTCATCTGTCATATAACTTTTGGTCTTCATAGTAACTTGATAATTCTTCTCTTGACTCAATCTAAGCTCATGCACTATAATCTGATAATCATTTAGTATTCCATTCTCTACTGCATCATCTGCTTTGAATGTATATACTACTGGACAGAACTCATTAACTAACTTACCTTTCTCTGAATAACCTCTTTTAGGAGGAGTACCAGTTAAACCTAAGATTTTACCCTTATACAACTGAAGAAATCCCCGGTGGCTATCTAGCAAACTATGCATCTCATCTAAGTATACAATATCATAATCTTTAGGATTATGCTTATTTAAACTGAGATATGTAGTAAATACTATTCTACCTAGAAGATGATGCTTGTCAAACTTAACAGCATCATCTTTCCAGGATTGAAATATAGCTTTCTTAGGTGCCACAACAAGACATTTCATCAAAGGTGTAGTGTTTCTATCCATATGAGTTAGGCCTACAAGGGTCTTCCCGACCCCTGTACCTAAAACCACAGAAGATTTCTGCTTACCATCAGTAGCAGCTAGAGCTTCCATTTGTACATCTTGTCGGTCTTTTATCATTTTAATCAGGTTTTTGTTTAAATACTTTCATAGCAACAACAAATAGTATAAGTATTTCTACAATTGCAAAAAATATTCTACCTCTTACAATAGCATATGGTATTGCACACATTAAGATAATCATGTATACCTTGTCACTCAATAAAAAATCAATTACTTTTTTCATTTTGTCAAATTAAATATGTTTTTACTAATAAAAGATTCTGCAGCACCTGTATCACTCATAGCCTTAATAGTAGCAATATGCTTATTAAGATTTTCTAAAGACTGTTGATGATCATATGTGCCCCATGCTTTTAAGAATACTTGTAAAAAATGATGTTTTACCCATCTGTCTGCTCTACCAATCTTTAAAAAGAAATCATTAAAAGCTTTAGCCATTTCTTGAGCATTTGGATTAGTAATTTTAAATTCACCAGATTTTATTAATCTTGAGCCTGAGATTGAAGATGCAGCACCATTAGTACAGATTGTTGCCAACATTAATGGTTCAATATTATACATTTCTCTTAACTCATTTAATTCATAATAGTCTCTAAGGTGCATTTTAAAGGCATTAACATAATTAAGTAATGTCCAAGACTTAGAAGAATTATTTAACATAGCCATTTTCTGAACCATATCAATTTTATCTTCTACATCAATTACTACATAAGGTATTTCTAAATCCTCAGCCATAAGACTTTTAAATAAATGTTGCCCATCAATAACATACAGTTGAGATGTACCATCAATAAAAGTTACTTTAACACAAATTACAGGTCTTACTACACCCATAGTTCTAACACTTGTAATCATCTTTTGGATATGTTCAGTATCAGTAATTCTGTTAATTTCTAAGAATGCAAACTTTTTATAGTCTTTGCTAAATTTAATTTTTCTAAGTAATGCCAAGGCATCTTTTAATTCTGTTTTCATAATCATAAATTTTAAATCATAAATAAATAATACTAAATCTTCTCATTCTTAATCAGTAAACTGTTTGCATAAAGAGTGTTTCTAAATGCTGCTATAGCTACTTTTGCAGTTTCAAGTTTTTTACTTTTTTGAAACTCATCATACAATTCATTACCAACAGTCTCAGACTTATCAGCAATGCTTTTAATTTGTTTTGTGTTTGGCTTACTCATGCTATCATTCTTTTGAGTTCTCTTTTCTTCCTAGCTATTTCTACCAATTCAGGATACTTTTTAAGTTCTTTATACTTAATACCAAGTGTTTGCATTAACTCATACTTAGGAAGTGTATAATCTCTACTTAAAATAGTATTCAGCTCCTCCAACCTGAATTTTATCATTCTTCTGGTTGGAAAGCAACAGCAAGTTTTTAGTTCTTCTTTAAGTCTTCTAAATTCTCTCTGTCTATCTAAATAATAATCTAATATTGTCCTTAAAATAACTTCATTTGATCCCATAATAAATCATTTTACTCAAGCACCCAATTGTACTTATCTTCTAACCAATAACAGAGTTCATCTAATGATTTCTTACCAAAGTTTCTGAACTTCATTAAGTCAGATTTTTTGTATACTAACAAATCTTCAAGAGTGAGTATATCAGCTAGTTTAAGACAGTTTAATGTTCTTACAGATAAAGCAAAGTCCAAGTAACTCATCTTTAAATCTTTAATATCATAGCTATGCTTAAGAAAATGTTGAACATGCAGTTTAGAATTAAATTCTTTGGTTATCTGATTTTCTTTATCTCTTAAGAACTTATTATATAACTGTGTATTCTGACTCTTTAGTAATTCATTTTCACTTAAAAGAGATATTCTCTCTCTATCAAGCTCCTCTGTTCTAAACTGTCTTGCTGTAAAATAAATAACCCTATTGGCACTTTTAGTTAATATCTGAGTAACTCTTTCACGGCTCATATCAAACATATCAGCAAGCTCTTCTAGTGATTTGTTATCTTTGAGAAACATTTTAAGTACTCTCGTGTGCTTGTCATGATTAAGTTCTTTAGATAATTCTAAAATAACTCTGTTCATTAAGTTATACCGGAACACAAAACTTGAATTATATTTTATATTATAACCCATTAAATTTTGTACCTCATCTAAGAAATAATAATACTTAGATCCTTTTTTAGAGACATTAAGTTCTCCTCTTGTACTAAAATAACTGATAACATTTCTAGACTTCAATCCTTTAAGATAACTTAAAGGAATATTATACTCAGTAACAAGCTGTTTTTCAGAAATAATATCTCTTTTAAGTATTTCTTTACAAAGCTTTTTATTAGTAAATATTTGTTTTAAAGTTCTAGGAGTTGACTCAGGTATTTTTTCATGTAATATTTTTAATTCTTCTGTCATAGTTTTTATTTTAACCATTCCATAGTTCTAGCTTCTGCAGGATTAGCATGAATATAATCATGACAGTTTCTACAAACTGCTTTCCAAGTACTTTGAACTAAGTAAAAAGCATCTCTATTACTTCCAGCAAATGTGTGGTGTATGTCAGTGGCACCATTAGTACAACCGGCAACTTTAATTACACATAACTGATTATCAGTAAGATATCTTTGTCTTAGTTTTACATACTCAGCATCTTTCTTAGCTCTTTTAGCAGAAACACGGGGGATTGTGTTTGTTGGTTTCTGTTCAGCATCTCCGCTTTTGTGGCAACTCCAGCAGTTTTTACATAGCTTTAATCCCCCGGTTCCACTACTCTTCCAAATGGGCTTTTCTTGATTACACCCATCACAAGTTTTTAGCTTAGTCTTCATCAAAAAATCTTATTATTTCTCTGTTTCTAATATACTCCATAGCTTCATGAATAGTGTCAAATTGCTTCATACTTGAAACTTTATAAAATTTACCTTCTATAGAAAAAATAGTATCATGACAAAAAGTTGATTCCCATACATCATATATTCCACCATAACTATTTGGCATAGCTCTCCATTTAAATCCCGGATAATCTCTAACACTCATCACTAAAGAATTCATTAATAGCCTTAAATCTAACTATGTTAAGTGCAATAGATAAATCCATATGGATAACATTGTCACTTCCAAAAGATATAAATTCATCATCTTTTTTACCAATAGTGTATAAGCCATTAAAATAACTTACTTGATATTCTGAAAAGTTTGATTCCCATCTTTCATTATCACCCCAATCTTCTGTGTAATATGTAAAACCTCTTAAATCAACAGCCATCATCAAAAAATTCAGTTAATGCAAATGATCTTATAGTATTAGCTGCCTGTTCAAGAGTCTCTGTATGCCATGTAGTACTATGTAATAAAGAATTAGCTCTATGATACATACCAGTATATCTTACAGTATAATTAGAACCAAATTTATCAATTATGTAATCAGAAAAATTTGATTGCCATATACAATAGTGTAGTCCACCTTCTGTTATAAAAGGGACATAACTAAAGCCTCTTATTTGTTTATCATCACTCATAGCCAAAAAATTCATTAAACAATTCTGCTACTACATATTGCATAGCTTTTTTCTGAGACCTGAACTTGATTCTACTAAATGATATATAAAGATCTTCAACTTCATAATAAGCAGTATCACCCCTATTATTTGTAACAGGGGTAATAGTGTACTTACAATATATGTCTGTAATCACATAATGGAGTTTTGGATTTCCATATACATAGTGATACTCAAACAGTGCTTTATTTCCCAGCATTTTTCAATCTTGGTAGTTGATTTGGGTCCTTATCTAAACTTAAAAAGTTTTTAGGAAGGATGCCTTCAGCCATAAAGATGGTGATAATTTGTTCTTTCTGAATACCTAAATCTTTAAAAGTTAAAGTGTTCTTGAACTTTTCATCTGTCTCATTATCAGCTAGTAAAGCATCAGTGATAGGACTATTTGGAAACAAAGTCTTGAATATAAAGTTGCTGTACTGTATTGTAACTTCTTGTTTAAACTTATTAAGTACAACTTGAGCTCTCTTATAAACATTAATAATTCTTTGTTTCTTTTTGCTACACATAGTAGCCAATTCTTGTTGTGTAAGAGCATCTAGACCATATAGTGCTCTCTTATACAAGTAATTTTGGTATTGTGAATACCCATCAGTTTCATACTGCATGTAAGTTTTACCGGCAGATAACTGATAATTTCTAACATCTTGTTTTAGCTTTTCCATCTTATACATTTTTAAAATCATAAATAAAAAGAGGGACATTTCTGCCCCTCTCTATAATATACTAACTGTTAATTAGATACCAAATTCTGTGTTTGGTTTAACAGCACTTGCTTTGCTTGACTCATAAGCTACTCTTAATTCATCTACATTATCATGAGCAAGAAGACTATCTTTAAGATTCTCTTTCTCAGTGTATAATGTGCGTCTGTAAATTGGAGCACCATTTAAACGGCAAACAATACCAGTAGAACCAGCTACTTTAAGATCACGCTCTGGATTTTTCTCATTCCATGGAGTTGTAGACTCTTGAATAATGATTTTACCATCCAACAACTGACCTGCATAATAACCTGCATCTTGCAAATCTCCAATTGGAGCAGAGATGATTGCTGATAATTTCTTTCTTCTCAAGAAACCATTATCATCATACTGATTTACTGATTGTTCAACACGTACATAACCAAATTCTGGATTGCTAGACATGTTAATAACTGATCCTGTAGTAGCATCTGCTACAATAACTGCTTTTGAACTCATAACTTTAAGTTTTAAGAATTAATAAATAAATAAATAAATTGATGTGTGAGTTGAATACTATAAAACTAGCCACTCATGCTAGTAGTAAGTTATAATACCTTTATTGCAAGTCAGGTATTAGTTATCCAAAGGGCCCATTATGTCCACTATATCATCAAATGGTTGATCATCTGACATATCATCATCTTGATTTTCATCATCAACTAGAAAATCAAAATCATAGCATTTTTCTGTTTCACTGTCTACAACAGCTGAATGTGTAAAAGGATTTCCACCATGTTCACCAGCATTTATTGATGTCAAATATTGAATGTCATCATCTGTAAGATCTAAGAACTGATCTATTGTGAGATATATAACCTTGCCGTTAGGCAACTGGTAGACCATAGTGTTTTATAAAGTTTAGTAAATATAGACTATTCTTAAGAACACCCTAATCACAACTTCATAAATTATTGCACTATATAGCTAACATAATAAAGAGGGTATATTTCAACCCTCTGTATTATTCTGGTCAGGAAAAGCATATCCACAGATATACTATTTTAAAACTCTTCCATTATCTCTAATTGGTCTCCCATAAGGTAACTCTTAAATAACTTTTGATTACCAGATGCATCAATACCTTGTGATGTAACTTCAAAGTGTCTCCAGTCATGATAACCTCTAAACTCAATAATTGTACAAGCTATCATGCCTTCATTATCACAAAGATCTGATGCACTAGTTGCTTGTTTATCAACTTCATAAGTAAGATTATTGACATGTGTCAAACATATAGTACCTACAGGTATCTTATCCGGTAATCTTTGACCATATAATAACTTAAAAAACCATTTTGCACAATCTGGACTACCACCAATAAAAGGAGTTAACAGTTTTGCTATCTCTTCACTATTTTGATGGTTAATTATTGTTTTGAGAGCATTATATAAATCAGTCTCTTCAAGTTCTAAATGTATTTTATTGCTCATATTAGTCTATATTTCTTCTCATGTCTCTTATTTTATCTAAGAGAGCTTGATTATAGTGAGTAAACCATTTCTTTGTAGCTAGTTTTGTACCTATTCTAGCTTCACACATGTCTTTAGGAATGTAAGTAGACCGGATTCCAGATCTAACTATATTTCCTTCTGCATCTCTAAGCTCTGTCTTAAGATCCAATCCTAACACAGATGTAATAACTGTCATATTATTCATAGTCCTAACATTTTATCTAACATACGTTTCTTGTTATGCAGTTCACTGTACTTATGAAATACAGATAATGCTAACACAACTTCATTAATGTGCTTGCACTGATCCAGTATCTCTTGAATAGAATCATGCATGCTTTCATTTCTGTCATATGCATTAAGAACAATTACTGATAACTCCTGACATCTAGATTCTATTATACCTAGTGTTTCATGCAGGAATTCAGAATTCTCCTCTATAATGCATAGTTTAAACTTATTATCTTGTGGATAACTCTTTTTCTTTTTCTTGAACATTTTTCCTAACCAGTTCATAATCATAAATTTAAGTGAATAAAAAAGACAGACTATTACACCTTTTATCTGTCTACTACGGTCTAGGGTGCACGCAACAACCTTTATTCTTCTGTTTTAGGTTTATAACCAAACTTATGCTCCATAACTCTAAGAACTACACCAGTGTGATAATTAACATCTTCTGGAGTTATTTCTCCTACATGTTTTATAAGTTTAGCAAAAGCACCAGGAAATGCACCAAGCCACATTCTTAACTCTTCAAGCATTTGTTCCTGTTCTTTATAAGCTTGGTCTAATTTAGCTGATAGATCTTCTATTTCTTCTTTAAGCATAGCTACATAAGCATCATCTACTATTTGTTTGACATCTATTAAGTCTTCATCAGATACTTTTGTTTCTTCTACAATATGTTTCAGAGCCTTAGTTGCTGGATAAGCCCAGTGTCCTTTATCTCCAGTAAACTTTACTGTAAAATAATTCCAAGCTTCATTGTAAGCAATGATTTCTCCTGCTTGTCCAATAAAATCTTTTAATGAATCAGCCCAATTGGCTGACTTACAACTATTGAACTTAAAGCCTTTCATCTTTTTACCTACACAACTCTCTTTTTTTGTTTTTTCTATTCTTGCCATAATTTTGATTTAAATTAAATACTTAAGTGTTATAGCCCACCCTAACATTCCGGTGGCTAATCCACAAAAAACTATTAATGTAGCTGTCATAGCATTAATAGTCATATTCTGCATGTAGAGATCCAGTGCCTCTTCCACACATACTATCTGATAGTTAATATCTGATAGTAATTGCTCTCTTAAATCTGCCGGAGCATCAGTATGTTCAATCTCTTCTCTGTACTGATTCCAATAATCTAGCTTTTCCTGTAGCTCTTTAATCATAACTCTTACTTTTTAGTGTTTAAATAATACTGTGAATATACTAATGCCATCATTAGTAACGTAACTATAATTTCTTTCATAATCAAATACAATTAATCAGTTAATAATCAGAACATTGCTGACATATATGTACTTCATCACAAGTACAAGTCAACTCAGGGTTAATTGCATAAAGTCTTGCCATATCAGCAAACTCACTAGCAATCTCACCGTGCACCTGAAACTTAGGCTTAGGTGTAGATGCAGCTCTCTTAGCTCTAATAAGCATTTTGAGAGTATTCCGGAGATGATTAATGTCCATATCATCAACATTAATCTTCTGACCATTCTTCATAGTCCAGTAAATAGTTTCCATAAGTATAAGTTTAAGGGTTAATAATTTAATTAGTACTCTCACAAGGTTGCAACCCTTGTAGCATGATTTTACTATTTAATATTCTTTATCTGATGTCCATTCTGTTATTTCGCTGATGGCTTTAGTATAACACCATTATACCTACTTGACATAAGAATATCCTGCAATTGGATGAGAGTATAAAACCACAAGTCAACCCCTGCTTTACAGAATGAGGGATTATGCCTGAAACCTTGTGGTTAAATCAGATTCATTAGGTACTATAACAGTAATAATAATAATAACAATATTATTATGACATTCCATAGCCTTTCATTGACCGGTCCGATCTGGTATTGCTACCCAGACAGGTCTCCGGACTATGGCAGTTACAAAGTAACATTTATCTACCCTTGTAGTGATAATAAACTATCACTCTGTGAGCTGAATCTTATTGCTCAACAGAAACCCGGTTCTTACATGCTGATTCTCTATGAACCGGGAAGTTCAAGAGCATTGTTATTAGGTATAACCCACCATTAGTTATTCCTGGTGCTACAACACCACAGTAAACTAATAAACTGTAACAAAGGTAATGCCTATCTGCTGTGTTAACTATGCTGAACAATAGGACTTGTGACCGGAAATTACTGCTTTCCCGGAAGCTTTTACTGTATTACTAAAGCCCTAACTAATATATATAGTAGTAATAGAGCTAGTGTATAGTGTGATACTGTTAGTGTTTAATGTACTCATGTTAGTTAGCCATATAACGTGTAATGTAAGCTAAATCTAGCATCTTGAGCTGTTGTTATTGCCAAAGAATGATTGGAGGGTTTAATACTCAACCCCTAATCATCACTCTCTCATGCACAATTAATTATTAATTGTAACACATAATCTATACTATGAGTCTGATCATTCCCCGGGTGAGTATGCAACAACTGTGCATATATACTTGTACCAGTCATTGACCGGCTGTTGACCGTTAGTTGACCGCACAATCAGCCTCACTCTTTTTCTTACAATTAAAGTTGTTAAAGGCTATTGTCTGAAAGACAATTTAACATATAGTATTTACTACATCTTCATTAAAAAATAATAAGGGTGTATTTCTACACCCCTATTATCTCTGAGATTATATCCCAATTTCCTCAGATACCTCAACCTCCTCAAAGTCATCATCAGAATTCTCAGATGCAACAATAAGGCTTGATAAAGTATACCACGGTTTGCGTGGGCTTCCGTCAGCATTTCTGCTTCTTGAAACTTTACCTAAGTAGGTTTGGCCTATCTCCATACCTTGCTCATAGCTTGTGTTATACACTACTATGTCAGACTTGGTGTGGCTGTTTCCATTCTCATCAGTGAATGTGATTGTAGCCAACTTGTAGGTCAGAGTTTCTCCGTTACTGTTATTGTAACTGAACTCTTTATCACTCAACCTTACAAGAGTAGCCTTAATGTTGGCAACTTTTTGCACATTACCACTAGGTGTTGTTTCTTCTTTGAACAACAACGCAATCTTTTTCTTTTCAATCATAACTTTTTGTTTTAGGTTAATAATATTTTGTTACAATAAAAGTTGCTAAAGGCTAAGCCGAAGGCTTCTAACACAATCCTTTACTTACTCTCTCATAGCTAAAATAGAAAGGGGAACAATGTCCCCCTATATCTATGGCTTAACAGGTGCTTCTAACAACTCAAACAAATCATCTTTGTCTAACAGTTTGTATATGTCTGCCTGATATCTGTATAATTCAGTACGATATCTGTCCCAAGCACCATAATCAGCACACACAAGTTTAAGCTTCAGAACATTAGCTTTGGATTCTTCATAATCTTTGGAATCCATACCAAGTTCTTTACTAGCATTAATCTGACTATTCAACACACCTATTGCAAAGACATATTGTTTATCAGAACTACCCCTATCAATAGAAATGCTGTTGTTAACATAAATCTCAGAAATAGAATTTATTGATTCCATTAATTGAGAACACATTTCATGAGCAAATTCAAAATCTGCTTTTGCTTGTTTGTAAGCATCTAACTTTTTCATAGTGTATAATTTTAATATTTTATTTCAATAAAAGTTGCTTTAAAAAATAAAGAGAGTATTACACTCTCTCTACCTTTCTTTCCATGTAAACCTTTACATAAAGGTCCTTAACTTCCTGTTTATCAATATTATCCTTACATACTTGCATAAGGCCTAACAGTAGTTCATACTCTTTCCAACTGAGTTCAATAGTTACTTTGTCCATGATATATAATTTAAGATTAAATAAAAGCTGTTAAATAAAAAGGGGAACTAGTCCCCTTATATTACTTAAAGCTAAACCCTTCAAAGATTAGTAATCCATCTTCAGTGTGTCTTAGTCTACCATCTACAAATCCAAATGCACTAATCTGATTGAAATACTTTTTGTGCATAACAGCTACACAACCATTGTAAGGTCCTTCATTAACTGTTACTAATAAATTGTTTCTGTGGCTGATTGCTTTTACAGTGCAGTTATCAGCAGTTAGTTTAATTAATTCCATAATATATAGTTTTAAATTTTAATAAAATAAAAGTTGCTATGTATAAATAAAAAAGGGGAATTGCTTCCCCTATAAACTATACAACTAACAAAGTTTTCCCCGGATTCAGTATCTCAAACTCTTGAGCTAGTGAATCTCTGTAATCAATTAGGTCTTTATCTTCTAATTGTTTAAATGCTTTTAATGTAGCTTTGTCAGCTTTTCTGCCTAACAAGATTAATATCCCATCAATCTCATCAATAATCCATTTTGTTGTCATAGTATATAATTTTTCTTACAATAAAAGTTGCTTAATAAAAAGAATTTAGGGAATCACTTCCCTAAATCTTCATCATACTCAAATGAACCAGTTTCTATATACTCTAAGATCTCAGCCTTATAAGCATAGTCAACTACTTTGCCGTCTTCAAAGAACAGTGCATACTGTTTACGGTCATTGTGTGTTTGTTGATACTTAACTTGTCCTGTAAGCATCAACCAAATAAAAATAACTTTTGCCATAATATATATATTTCTAATACAATAAAAGTTGCCTAAATAAAAAAGGAGCTATTGCTCCTTAATTATAATGCCTTTCAACCATTGGTTAATGAACTCTTCAGTTACATAACCTATTGGATCTTCCATACATCTAGTGTCCCACATTTCAAATGTAGTTACACCATCTCCTTTTAATCCAAATCCACCTCCAACAACACTAATCATTTCATCTTCATTAGGATATTGAAATGTCCAATGAGTTGCACCCGGTATTACACGGTGTGCCTCCCTGATAAAATCTTCAGGGAATTTTAATGCCTTTGTCATAATGTATAATTTATTATTAAATAAAAGTTGTTTAAAAGAAGAAGGTTTATAAGCCTTCTTCTTCTTTATACTGTAGATATGATTCATATGCTGTTAAGCAATATGCATCATACTCTGCTTGTAATTCAGCACAAGAATTACAATGGTTTTCATCACCTAGTAAACAGGCACAAGTTGTATTTTCCATAATATAAGTTTAGCATACAATAAAAGCTGTTTAAATAAAAGAGCAAGGATTATTCTCCCTGCTCTTTTACTCTACAAACATTGAATATGATATACTCACCTGCTGTGTGTATTTCATACTTTTTCAGGGAGCCTTTAGTCATCCACTGATTCAACCTAGTTTGCATCTTAACTAGTTCCTTAGCATCTGATGCCAAGAAACTAAAAATATCTACTCTGTGCATAATGTATAGTTTCTCATACAATAGAAGTTGCTATGAAAAAGAAAAGGGAGTTAACTCCCTAATCCTTCTATTACTTCCATGAATCCTACTACAATCATTTCTCTTGTAGTTTCATCATTAGGCATCATAGCCAATAGAAGATTCTTTACTAATGCTAATTGTTCTTCTGAGCAACTAGCTTCCAATGCATGCATTGCTTTTCCTATTTCATTCATATTGTATAGTTTCTATAACAATAGAAGTTGTCTATTATGGCTTGCTTCTTTGTCTTGCTCTGTGTCAGCCTGCGTGTGAGCCAGAGCACCTCCCCCTCTCTTCTCTTCAATAATATTTAGTAGATAACATATCATACTAACAATACATTACATTCTTCTTGTAGCATCTAGAAACTTTCTTCTAGAAAATACTTTTTGTGAATGTTTTCTAGAGATGAGTTTCTGCTCCAGAATTTCATGGGGGTACACCACTTTTTCTCAGAGCCCCGGGGTATTTTGTATAAGGAGCCACTACATTCTCATACATAGAATATTTCTCACTACATGCTAACACATAGAATATTTGCCATTACAAAAAAAGTTTATATATTTGTACTGTTTTGATTTCATTTTAAAATTTAGATTTGTCAGAAAGCCCTGGATACATGTCCGGGGTTTTTTGATTATATTTGTATCACCCCACTATTAGTTATAATAGGACCCATTAGTGATACTGTTGCTAGTGACTCTCCCCTGTGTTGAGATAGACATAGGTCAAGTTCCAGACAGCATACCGTAAGATCTGCTCACTACACTGGACTTTTTGGTTACTGGGAAAGCATGGTACCAACATGTATAACTAGTAACACCCCCGGGAAAGTTTCTCTGATCAAGAATTACTACCCGGGTTTTTTTATATCTTTGATTTATGAAAGTATACTTTGATCATCTCCAAGGCTTTGGTAAAGTAAGTGACTTAGAGATAATAATTAACTGTGCATATGGTATTCTTGAACCTAATGAATCTTGTGTAGATGCATTAAAGGATGGATGGATACCATGGGAAGGTAAGTGGTATAATGAACGGAGTACCCGGATAAATTTAGCTAAGTATAAACCCAGTAAGACTACTAAGAAGTTATCTAAAAAAATCATAGTTGAAAATGGTAATCTTGAAGCTAATCTAGAAGCTTATACTGAGCTCTATAATAAGTACTGTAACTATCACAACTTTAAGAGAGATATAAAATTAGAGTCTTTTAAGGATTGTCAGGTTATAGAGTATTGGACAGATAATCTAGTTGGTATTAGTTTGTATAGACAGTTTGAGACACAGTTTGTAGCATATCAGTTTATATGGGATTACAATGATCCGAAACTTTCTCTAGGTACCATAGCTCAGATGATGGAGTGTGAAACTGCAAAACTTTTGAACTGTGAGTATGTGTATCTCTTAGGTGGGTATGAGAAGTGTTGTGAGTATAAGGCTAACTATTCCGGGTTTGAATTTTGGACAGGTAAAGAATGGTCTACTGATGTAGAGTTGTACAAGACTCTTGTTGCAAGAGATGAAAACATAAACATTACAGGATATGATGTATGAGCCGCACAATAGAATTGAAGTTGATACACCTAAAGGCCGGGGGGTCATATTCTTGGTTACTGACTACGGGCATGAGACTGATACTATCTATACTGTGATTATTGATAGCACCGGAGAATTCTGGCAGTTTACCCATAAAGATATTAGAGCAAAAAATAATTTGACATTTGGTAGGAATATAAAATAAGTTATATATTTGTAGTACTTTCATAATGTAAAGGTTAATAGCTCAGAAGGTCCTGGTAAATTTTACTGGGACTTTTTGATTATATAAAAAAGTTATTATATTTGTGCTACCAACAAACCTTAGTATGATCCTAATCTTTATTGATAATGACTCAGCAGCAACAACTGTTGTGGAAAAAGCTAACTGAGGAGGTTAGAGATTCCGGCATGGATAATCTACATGCACGGGAGCTCTATGATGAAGTGTGTAAATTATTGAATATGTCAGATACAGTGTTATTATCAATTACAGAAAAGGACGGAGGTCTAGAAGTTAAACTTAATGAAGGTGTCTATGGTAATCTTGCTGTAGTAGGTTTATTAGAAAAACTTAAGTTAACCATACTAGAAGGTGAGGCTGAAGAAGAATCCGTGACAGTATCAACAAGTAAATATCAAAAGTATGACGCGTAAATATACTAAGAAGCCTGTTGAGATTGAAGCTCTTGTGTGGACAGGTGATAATCTTCCAGAAGTATTTGCATTCTGTGATAAGTGTTTTGCTAAACCAATCCCGGGAACTGAGCACAAAGAATTAATCATACCTACTCTAGAAGGACCTATGAAAGCTTCAGTGGGAGATTTTATTATCAAGGGAATTAAGGGTGAGTTCTACCCGTGTAAACCGGACATATTCTGGTTAACATATGATGAAGTAACAAATTAAATTATATAATATGAGTGAAGAAAAACAAGTGTACAATGTACCAGAGAATGGTATAGCTATTAATGAAACTAAGGTAGTTCCATTTGGACATCAGTTAGTAGGATTAGATTTTAATCCATCCGGGAACCCAGAAGTAACTAGAGTAAAAGAGCTAGCTGCAGAAATGGCGGAGATATTAAAGAAAAACTATGAAGCTGAAAGAGCCCCGTTAAAAAGTTTGTTGTTTGATCATGCAGTAGGGGAAATCCTAAATGCTCAAATGGCAGTAGTAAAAGTAATAACATTAAAGAAT